AAGAAAATCAAAGTCAGCTATTGCATCAAAATCCGATACATCATCTATAAATACCTTTGAACCTAAAACTAAACCGTTAACTTCATCAGAGAAGAAACAATCATCTTTTGCCCCCTGAAATGGAGGATTATCCAAATCTTCTCTATCTACTAAAACAGTAATTTTTGGTAATGTATCTGGTTCGGTTTGAAGCATCGTGATAGAAGCCTCACCAGCACTTAATCTTCCACCATCATCACGAAATTTTAAAATATACGTTCCATTAACAATATTTGGCACGATTGTTTCACTAATATTTCCAGAAAGTTGAGGCAAAACGTCCACTGCATTTGTAAAAGTTGCACCTGTTGTAAGGTTTGAACTTCTTATAACCACGTTTCCACCATGAATAACGTCAACATCTGTTGATTTATCAAAACGTAATCGTACAAATTGATCTGACAAGGGTTCTATTCGTACATTCTGCACATCTGCTGGCAAAGCAGTTTTACCAACTGTAGTGAATGTTGTTGTTGCTGGATTTGTACTTGGCTTACCTAAAGCGTTATAGCTAAAGACTCTAACTTCATAAGTGCCGTTTAAAGTTTCAAAAATTGTAAAATCAGGTCTTGTTATACGTTCAGAGATAAAGTTTTCATTTTGGAATCTATATTGAACCATATATTCAGTTACACCGCTTACAGGTTGCCATTGAATAAATAATTTACTTACAGCCCTGTTATTCAATACCACTATTTGTTCTGTTCCCTTTAAGCTGCTTGGTGCATCTTTCAGTGCAGTTAAAGTTGTAATTGTTCTTGCTGGCAATGCTGTGCCATCTTCCACAAAAGCATATTTATTAGGATCATGTACAACAGCAACGATTTGATAATTTAATAATTCTTGCTCTGTTACAGATACAACTCTAAAAGTCTGTAGTTCAACAGATGTATTTTCTATTACCCAAACGCTGTTTGCTTGTGGCACTGAACTAAATGCAGAATCTACAGTGATAGTTGCTCCTGATACGCTGCTAATGGTCTTAGTCTCCAAACTGCCGTCAGATAAAATTACAGACAAAGTAGCTGAATTTGTAGATGGTAAATCTGTGTTGTTTTGATCGTCAACAATAATCTGTGTAGTAGAAACTCCTGTCTTTATTCTTCCTCCTCTTCTTACCCCTGCCCTCATAGGATCTGCAATATTAATCACAGTTCCAACTCTGACTATCGTTCCGCTTTCTAATGATGCTGTAAATGTAACTGTCTCAGCTTCGTTGTTTTGTGTATATAAAAACCAGCGTCCAAGTCTTGCAGCTTGGCCTCTTGATGTACAAGCAAATCCATTCAAGTTTTTTGTTACTATGCCATATTTTGTTTGCAAAGCTGTATCTTCAGTTGTTTCATAATCTATTTCGGCTGTTTCCATATCAAAATAAGAAACATTAACAACAGTAAATTTGGTGTCTTTACTAGCACTTGAATAAGAAAAACCAGCTTCAGAAACATTGCTTAAATTGTAGATATAGCTTGGATCTGTAGGTTTATCACAGCTAATATTTACTGCCCCTGCTGAATAAAAAGGCATTGCCCTCATGACAGAGGCAAGATTATTTATGGTGTCGTATGCAGCCCTTTGAGAATTAAGAACTACATTGCAAGAAAATCTGGCCTCCGTACCACCAGCTCCATCATCTACTTGTTCGCTTGCATATTGACTGGCAGAGAAAAAACTAAAAACATCTAATGAGGATTCTGCAATATGATCCCCAAAACCTTTTGAAGTAGTTAATAAATCATATAAAACCCAAGCTGGGTCATTTGAGTATTCTTTATCTGTTTTAAAAGTTCCGTTAAATGTACCACTATAACTAATAGAACCATCAGCCCTTACAACCCCATTATGCGGAATCTTGATCTTAGTTCCTCTGATGCGGAACATGCGTCTGGGCTGATTTGGGAAGGTTTCAGCGTCAAATCGTAAAGCTACATGAGCAAAATTTGCATAAGCTCTTGATTCGTTAATTATTTCTGTAAAAGATGACCATTGAAAACTATCTTGCAGTGTGGTTTCTGTACTGTCTGCTGTCGTTCTATTTACTCTGATAGTGACAGGAAAGCTAGTGCCAGATGGAAGATTAATTTTATAATCCTTAAAATATGTACTTGCTGTTCTGCCTTTTACAGTGTCAGTTATTACAGTTGTTGTTGTGCCATCATTTTCAATAGTTTGAATTGTTAGAGCAACTTCAGCACCATTTATATCGCCATTATCTTCAAATTTTTGCAGTGTAGGAAAACCAAGAGTAACTCGTACAGCATCAATATTTGTATCTGTTATCTGCCTTGAAACTGGTGTTGATTGTGTAACTGTTACACCTACGCTAGTTTCTGATTCTGTTTCTGTAATACCAGCAATCGCTGTTTGATCTGAAGTGCCAAATCTAGGCTCAAAAGAAATATTTTGAAAGTTAAAATCCTCATCATTTGGACTTGTGCCAGCCGCTTGTTGTAAAACCTGAGTGCCGTTAAGAAATACGTCCTTTAATGCTGATATATTATATTCCGTCGAGCCTTTGCTACCTGTAGCACTTGGAAACCCCTCTATCTCTCCTGATCCTAATAATTCAATCAGCGTTTGAAATTGCTTTGATTGCAGTGCATCTTTAGGTAAATTTGGATCTAACTCAAAAAGTAAGTTTGCAACGGAACTTATAATTCCTGAGTTTGCTAAAAAAGGCATTATGTTGTTCCCTCCGCTTGAACAGTATCAACACCAGAACTAATTACAACTGAACCTGTAAAAACTTCTCCATATATTATTGGAATTGGAACACCAGCCCTAGATACGTTTTGAATCGACCCAAAACCAAAAGATTGAAATGTAGGATCATTTTGTGAAAAGCTATCAGCCATAACACCAGTTGGAATGTCAGGTTGTGGCATCAAAAGTTGCGTTGCTTCGTTTATTAACATATTTGTTCCAATCGTTGTTAATGCAGTTGCAGCTATGCCACCAACTAATGTTGCTCCAAAAGCTGTAGCAGTTACAGCAGCCCCACCTCCTAAAAATAAACCTCCTACAATTGCTCCTTTAGCACCTATTGCAATAGGAATTATCTGTATATCTTCATCACTTTGCAAATTTAATAAATCCTCTGTAATTTCTATGCCACCCATTTTTATTTTATACAACTGATTCATCATGTGATTTTCAACCTCTGGGAAATTTGCAATCAAAAAATGAAATGCCTGTTTTGGACTTGCAACAGCCGCTTCATAATATGACTGCCCAAGAAACTTTCTTAATCTCCCATAAACTTTTATTTTTTTAAGCTTCATATCTATAAACCTTTTTTGTGGCCTCTATATATCTTAAATCATATAATTCTCTACAACTCAACTGTCTTATGTTGTGATGCAATATTGTTTGATCGCCAATATATAAGGCAACATGATTTAATTTTTTATCAGGTCCTTGCATTAACAAAACATCATCATTAATAATATTATCTTTGGAAACTTCTTTAAAACCAGAACCAGTTAAAACTTTTTCAAAATATGGATTTTCGCAGAAAGTTTTAATACTTTTCGGTCTTTCCCAAAATTTTAAATTTATTTGTTTTTTGTTTAGAAAATAATCTGTTATTAAACTCCAACAGTCATGCTTGCCCCAAATCCAAGTGCGGCCATATAAACCAGATGTGTAACCAGATGGCTCAAAATCTATCCAGTTTTTTTGCTCAACACTATAAATATAAAAAGGTAAACCAAGATGCTCACAAGATGCTTTATCTGCTTCAGATGGTAAGGCAGATCCATAAGCATGAGAATGAATTATTCCAATAAGTTCTCCTTCATCTTCACAGTCTGCCCAATTATCTGGATCTATAACAAAAAACTCGTCAGGCGACTCTGAAAGGTTTTCACAAGGCCAATAAGTTTCTTTGCCTTTGATAATAGCCAACAAACCGCAAGACTCCTTAGGAGCTTGTTTATCAGCGTGTATAGCAGCTTGTTCTTTCCAGTTCATGCGTTTACAAAAGTACCAACAGAAGGAAAATCTTTTCTAGTCACCTGTAATTTAGGGCAGCGAATATTATTTAAATCAAGAACACTAGCCAATTCAAACTGAACAATTTCTCTATTTTCTAGAACTTTTCTATCTATAAAATATATTTCCTGAGGTAATTCTGTTGTGCTTGATGGTGTGCCAAATGGATTTTGATTTGATGGAAAGTTTGCAGCGTCTAAAAATTGTGCCATTGTTCTATGTCTTATAAATTTTGCTCCCTGCAAGTCATTAAATGGTGTTGTAGCGTTTGCACTTGCCATTAGTGTTGTAATAGTTCCAAGAATATTTGATACTGTCAGAGTTGGTCTTGGCAGTGTTCCTTTTCCTGTATATTCAAAACCTTCAGCAATAACTGGAAACTTATCGTATGTGTTTCCCTGCCATATTATTGAAGTGTTACTATTCATGCCAACTCCAGAATGAAAACGGCTTACATTTGTTGAGCCATGCAATGCAGAAACAAGAGTTATTGAATACAACTCTATTATTGATTTATTAGATAAAGATTGAAGTTCTGCGGTAGGGATTGCCATTTATGGTTCAAATACCTCCTCAAAGGTTGTTGTGATGATAGCTCTGTTATTATATGGGATTTGTTTTGACCAAGATTTGCAGATAAATTTACCCACACCAGATAAAGTTACAGAAACATTTCCTGAGTTTGTTGCACTTGCGGCAGCCGTAACAGTGAAAGTATTATCATCAGCCGTTGTGACTACTGCGAAAGAACCATCAACAGCAGAGCCAGATGTATAGTCAATACTTACGACATCACCAAGAGCAAGGCCATGATTAGAAATTGTTATGGTGACAGTCGTGCCACTTTGAGAATAAGTTCCAGTTTTAACAAAACCTTCGGCTGGTGGGGTGAAGTCAAAGCTTGCTTGATCGAAAACACGACTTCTTAAAAATGCCTCAAGAATATCTGATTGCTCTTCAGACACTACAAAAGTTAGATCATATACTTTAGGGTCTTGTGTTAAAGGCAAGCCAAATAAAGCTCTGAACTGATACCCATCACCTAAAGCTGTTGTCCTAACCTTTGGTGAGCTTGTTTTTCTAAAGCCAGAATATGTTGGCTGTATTGATGGAAAAGTTGCCATTACCTACTTAATAAACCCCCTGCACGTTTTTCTTTAATAAGTTCTGCACGAATGGCAGCCCCTATAACATTGCCTAGTGCCTGTGCATCTTGATTGCTACCTGACACAGAACTGCCAGACGCATCAACGGAAACATTCACAATATTAGTTGTACCTCCTCTTAGTTGATTATTTGGGGTAATAAACCCACGACTAGATCCCATTGTTAAAATCTCTGGGCCTTTTTCACCTACAACAAAACTTTTATTAGCAGCTACAGGCCCACCAGCAGCTTTACCACCACCAAAAACTTTTCCTAAGAATCCGCCAATCTTTCCACCAATACCAGACACAGCTTGTTGAATAGCTACTTCAATTAATTTACGTTTTAAATCGTTTAGAACACTTACAGCCGCTTGAGCTAAAGTCTTTGTACCTTCTACTGCATCAGCTAGGTTTGACACAATTCCATCTTCAACACTTTGACCTATTTCCATGAATTTTTCTTTCAATGCTTTAGTAGCTTCTTGATTTTTTTTAATTTGATCTTCTTGTTTCTTTAAAGATTGATTTGATTTTTCAATATCAATAAGTTGATTTGCTAATTCTTCTCCATATTTTTCTGTAAGTTCTTTTCTTTTTTGTTCTAAATCAAATTGTTTACGACCTTCCTCTGTTGCTATTTTTGATCGTTCAACATTTTCTTTAAGTTTTTCATTTGTGGCCTGTAATGCTTTTTTTGCTTTTTCAAAATCTCTAAATAATTCAATACCTTGTGCAATAACTAATTTTTCTTTTAACTTATCTAAATCAGTTTGTAATCCTAAAAGTTCTGCACGTTGATTTGGTGAAAATATTAAAAATTCTTGTTCATTAGCTTTATCTCTAGCTTCTATTAATTTATTTATTCTTTCCTCTACTTTTTTGATTTCTGTTGTTAATTGTTCTGAGCTTCCTTCTTCTAATAATTTATTAAATTCTTTTTGTTTATTTATTGCTTTTATAATTGCATTAGTCAAAAACGCAAAACCGCTTGCCAAAGCAACCAGTGGAAGTGCATTAGCAGCAATTGTTAAAGCACCAACGGCAACAGTAAGTTTTGAAACACCACCAGCAGCTAATAAACTTGCGGCATTTACACCTGTTAAGCCACCTGATGCAATAATTGACTGAACACCGACCATGCTAAAACCAGCGATCAAAGCTTTTATTTGAATAACAGCTACAGGAAGAGCAACACTTAAACCTTTAACAGCTAAAGCAATACCACCAATAACAAGTGCTGTTTGACCTTCTGAAGTGTTTAAAAAATCTGTTATTGCTAATGTCAAAGCAGTTAGTGCTTTAACAGTAGGTTCAACGGCTGGCCTTAATTTACCTCCAATAGCTCTTGCCAAATCTTCAGTAGCATTACTTAAATTTTTAAAAACTTGTGTAGGATCATTTTTTATTAATTCTTTTAAAGAAGCTGATCCATCTGTCTCAATTTTTCTTAAAGCTCTTAAAACAACATCACTTGTAAGCTTTCCTTCTGAAGCGAATTTTTTTAAAGCTCCAACAGTAACACCAAGCTCATCTGATATTGGGCCTAGTAATGTTGGAATCTGTTCAGAGATACTTCTAAATTCATCACCTTGTAATCTTCCAGAACCTAATGCTTGGGCTAATTGTCTAAACGCATTTGAACTTTCTATAGCAGATGCACCAGCTAATTTTGCTGCTGTATTAAAACCAAAAAATGTTGATTTAATATCTTCAACTCCAACACCCAATGGAGCTAACCTTGCTGTTATATCTGTAATGCCTTCGAGGGCTTCAGTTGCACTTAATCCAAAAGCTTTTTGTGCATCAGCGGCAACTTGTTGTGATTTTGCAAATGTACCAGATGATTTTGTTAAAAGTCCTAATCTGACATTTAATTTTTCAAAATTTGCAGATGTATTTACTGCTTGTCTTGCTAACAAACCAATACCAAGACCAGCGATTGCAGTTTGTAATCCACCAAAAGATTGTTGTAATTTATTTGTCTGATTCTGTACACCTTTTAAAGCACTTGTCGCACCAGTGGCATCAACTCTCAGTTTTACAATACTTTCTGCCACTAATAAAAAAAAGTCTTTATTATATATTACCTTGATTTGGCTCTTTGACGATCAGATTGTCTTTTTTCGTTCTCATACTTTATTTCATAATAAGCAGCCCAATATATTAACTCTTCCTCTGTCAAGGATAATCTTAATTCTTGCAATGTCTTACCAAGTTCTGTTGCTAGGAAAAACTCAAAGTTTAGCCAGTTATCCCCTCTTATTCGTTTTTTGCCGTATTTATATCAAGCTTTATATCAAATAAAAATAATTCAATCTCATTTAAAACATTTTCTGGAATAAATCTATGTAATTCTGCGGCATCTGCCATATT